ATGCGGTGCGCCCCGCCGCCGAACCAAATGCCGCCACGAAGCCGTGTGAATGTTACGGCTTCACGAATGGGCCGATGCCGGTGCGGAGAGCCGAGATCCACGGCATGTAGTGCGCCAGCACTTCATGGATGTAGGTGCCGAAGGTCCACTGGCGCGTGACGATGGGCCATTCGATGGCGTAGTAGTCACGCTGCAGCAGGAATTGCCGCACGGCCGGTACCCGCGAATGCGGATACGGGTTCGTGTTGATGTCGTACAGCAGGGTGCCGGGAGGGAACATCGGGTGAATCCGGATCGGGATGGCCGCTCCGCCCTCGGGGTTGATGCTGTACTTCGACTTGTAGCTCGTCACCAGGAAGCCGCCCATCAAGGATCCTTGGGCGTCCTTGGTGTACTGGAAGATGTAGCTGTTCGTCCCAGTCGAGCTGTAGATTACCGCCGACTCGAGTGAGGCGCGCACGTCGGCGGAACACCAGATGGCGTCCGGCTGCGCCTGGTAGAGTTCCCACAGAGCGCGCAGGTCGTCTTCCACTTCCTTCACCTGGCCGTTGCCGGCCGGCGTGAAAGTGCCCCCGTCCATGTCGGTGACGAGGCCGTTGTTGAAGGTGTACGTGCCCAGGCCGTCCAGGTCGGTCGTCTGGAAGCTGTTGTCGGACGTGAAGCCGGTTGCGTTGCCGGTCTGGCTGCCGGTGGGCTTGGCGATGATGGTGTAGTGCGGCCAGGCGGTGATGGCGCCCAGCGTGAGCGTATTCACCGTGGCGTTCGCGTTGACGCCCCAATACCACGCATAGGCGACCGCGCCCTTCACCGCCGACAGCGAAGCGTACACGCTGCCGTCGGAGTTCGTGGTGCCGGCGCCGACATTTGAGATTTGCGAGATTCCGCCGGCGACGTTGATCGACGTTCCGTCAGCGTTGAGCCGCGTGGTGTAGGCGGTCAAGCCCTTGGCGACGGTCGGCGGGATGTTGTAGCCCGCCTGCCCGCCCGGGTTCACGCCCATGGCGGTGATGGCGATCACGGCGACAGAAACGTTCGCCGAGGTGCCGATCCCCGTTCCGGCATCAGCAGCCGCGACCACGGTCGGGGTGTCCGGCTGCCCCAGGGCGAACCCCAGGTTGCCGGTGGTCTGTCCGAGGATGGTGGACGGCCCGGCGTTGCCCCACAGGGTGATCATCTCTTCCTGCAGGCGCAGGCGAGCCAGGTTGCGGAAATGCTCGTCCGCCAGGTTGTCTGTGTAGCCTTCGCCCGCCCATTGTGCGGTGAAGGTTTCCCCGCCTTCCTCGCCGAGTTCCTTGTACGTGGCGAAGTAGTCCGCTTCGTCGGGAGTCGCGGTGGCGTTGCGCTGGCCCTCCTTGACGCCTCCATAGACGAAGCTGGCGTTCGGGTTCAGGGTCGCCTTCCAGTGAGCGACCGTGCCGACTCCGGCGTTGACCTTCCCGGTCTTCGGGATCATCTGGATGAACGGCGTGTTCAACGGGAAGATCAGGTACGCCGGGCCCCGCAGGTCATAGAAGTTGAATCCGAGGCTGGTGGTCACGCCAGCCTTCATCAATGCCTTGATGTACTCGCGCCCCGCCCGCTTGACGAGGTCGTTTTCAAGCGACCATTCCTTGGGCGGGAGGGCTTGAGCTTCCAGGCACAGTTTGGCGAGCGCCGAGTCCGAGCCCAGCGCCTTCGCCATGTGCACGCGGCTAGCGAACGCCGCGGCAGCATAAAGGTCCTGTTGCAGTCTCATAGTATGTGCCTCTCTCCGATCTGAATTTGACGTGCGACCGGGTGTTCGGGTTCCGAGCCGCTGACCGGAGACGACTCGCACAATCTCGTTTCAGGCAGCTTACGCCTGCACGAACTTCGCCAGCTTGGGGTCCAATCCCGTCAACGGGATTTCGGACCCGCCCGGGCGAGGCACAAGTTCCAGGCCGGGTCGCGTCGGCAGGACGCCGCGCACCGAATCGGGCCTGATCTTGTCGCCCAACGCGGAGGTCACGCCCGCCAGGACCATCTTGCGGATCTCGTCCTGCACGGTCGGGTCCTTCTTGAGCATTTCGAGCGCCGACTGGACGAGTCCCGTGGTCGTCGACTTCACCATGTCCTCGACGCTGGTAGGAGCAGCGTTCAGATCTGCCGGGATAGCCGGCACAACAGCACTCTTTGCGGCAGCCGTCTTCTCCTCGCCGAGCCCGTCGCCCAGCGTGTCCAGGTGCTCCGCATGCGCCTTGTGCAAAGCCGAAAGCGCGTCGTGGTGCGCCGCCTTCGCCTTGTGAATCTCGTGCACCTTGCCGAAGTACGCCTTGTGCGCGTCGCCGTCATCCATGCCGTCGAACTTGGCCTTGCAGAATTCGGCATGGCCCTTGTGGGCCGTGGCGAGCGCCGTATGCGCGGTCGCCTTCGCTTTGTGAAGCTCGGCCGCCTTCTTGAAATGAGAAGCGAGGCCAGTGACGGCCTTCGCCAGCTTTTCGAGAGTTTCCATATTTCCCTCCGTGTGCCGCCCGCGGCGGCAAGCGTTAGTGAGCGACCGGGAAAGCTCAGGGTTAGGAGACGCGGGCGCTGAGATCGGCCCGCACCTCTTCGGACTCCTCCTCGACCATCCGCAAGAGCGTGTCGAGGATCGCGTCCACATTGTCGGCGAGCAGGCCGGGCAGAGGCGAGTCGTCGCCCTCCATCTCGGATTCTCCCGCCGTGCTATAAACCAGATAAGCGAGCGCCTCAACGATCTGCGAGAGTTGCGAAACTTGACTGAATCCCTTCGCGAGCCGGCCAAGATCATTGTCGAGCGTCGCGAGCGCATAACCGATATTCCCACCCTTGACGGTGCGCGAGAGTTGGTTGATGTGGGTCCGAACGGCTTTGCGCATCCACGCCTGGATCGCCGCAAGCTTCGCCTTCTCTGTGGCCACGTCGATGTCGTACTTGCCGGCCAGGGCAACCAACTTCTTCCAGGCCGCATCCTTCGCCGCCTGCGGCACGCCCTTCAGTTGGTTGAAGCGTGCGAGCGCGTTCCGGACGTGACTCTTCGATTTCTTTTCTGACGAGAATCGCACTGGCAGGTTCCAGGTCTCGGTCTTGTCCGGATCGAGCACGATCAGGAAGGCCGAAGCTGGCAGGTCTTCTCCTGCCACGCGCTTCGTCTTTACCTTTACAAGCGCTGCGCCCGCTGCCTTTCCGGCCGGCAGATATTCGACCTGGACTTGCGTGGGAGCGCCCAATTTGACGTTCTGCTTGTCGTCGATGGTGTAGGGCACGCTAAACAATTTGCCCTCTTTACCGAAGATGGCATGATCGTCGAACAACTCCCTCAGATATGCCCATTGGACCTGTGCGGGATCATTGCTCAGTTCGCTGTAATCATCCTGGATCGCCGCCTGAACGGCTGTCCGGCGCTGGTCGAGAGACTCATCCGACTTGCCCAGGGAGAGCCGCATCTTGAGAAGCGCAAGGGAGCGCTCGACGGCCTCCAACCGGCCGGGCGCCACGGGCTCGACCCGCAGGAACTTGCAGAGCTCGACCGTGCCGTCCGCCTTGATGTGCGTGAAGTGGGCGCTCGCCAGGCAGGGATTATCGACCAGAGAGATTTCCGAGGGGTCCGCGACGTAGCGCTTGCAGCCTTCGAACTTCGGGTCCGGATGCATCCCGACGATCTTGCCGCCATGCGAGAATCCCGTGAGCACTCGCTCCTCGACTTTCTGCCAGGCTTGGTCGTCCACGACCTTGAAGCCCATGAAGATTTCCTTGTCGGCGTCGCGGAAATCGAAGCCGATGCACTTCCCCACCGCCTCGAGTTGGTGCATGTAGCGCAGCGGGAAGTAGTTCTCCCCGGCCGTGGCCTTGCCCATCTCGTCGATCACGGCCTGGTAGTACGGTTTCGAGAGGAGGTAATCGCAGACCTCATCATCTTTGTCCGGCACCTCAGCGGTGACGATTCCCCACACCTCGCGGCGCGCCGCATCAACCTTGGCGAACGGGATGAACTTCGAGAAGGATTTCATGATCGTCTCCTTGTCGCTCTTTGCGTTCGGCCCTGAAACTGAGTTGGCTTGTGCAAAAGCCGACTGCTCCGCTTCCTTTTTCCCCTTGCCGTCCTTGATGGCCGCCGCGTAGGCGCCGTTCCAGACTTCGCGCCATTGGGCACGATTCTCCTTCGGCACGTAATCCGGGACTTCCTTGACGTTAGAGTACGGCATCGCGTTCTCCGCCAACGAAGAAGATGGTTTCTTCTCCGTACTGGGTCGGCGTTTTGAGCCGCTTCTCTTTCCACTGCTCGAGGATGCCTGTCAACTCGGTCTTGTTCAAAGACAGGTCAGGGACGCCCTCGCGCGCATTCCAGGCAAGGCGGCACTCTTCGCCCCTGGTGAACGGCGTGAAGATCACCAGCGCCAGGTGGCGGCAAGATGCGAGCGCGTTGCGCAGGATGTCTTTCCACGCGTAGTTGTGCTCCAGCACGTGCCGCATGACGATGCCGTCCGTCTGCCCCACGAAATTCACCAGATTCACGATCTCATCGGCGAAGCCGGGAGCAATGTCGAGCCCGACGTATCTGATCCCGCGCTGCACGAAGATTTTCCTCGCCCAGGCTGTGCCGCATCCCCAGTCTTGGACTTCATTGCAACCCAGCTCGGCGAGCCACGCGGCGGCGGCTTCGTACGTTTGGCCATCCCCACCCGAAGGGGCAACGCGAACGCCCCGGTAATCCCACGCGAGTTTTACGGTTGCGGATGCCATCGCATTCTTTCAACGTCTTCAGCGCACGAATTGAATCTGCCCGAGAAGCCAGAGGATCAGCACGATGACGAGGATCAATCCCAGCGCGCCGCCTCCCCATGCGGGCCCGCCGCGGTAGTAGCCGAAGGTGGGCACGCCGAACAGGAGGATCAAGATGATGATCAGAAGCAGCATCTTCCCCTCTCAAGCCCGAATCAGCTGCGACAGGACCAGGAACATCAGGCCCGCCGAGACGATCTTCACGCGCCAGCCGTCGAACGGGATCGGCCACGCGAAGGCGCCAAGTGCGAACAGCACCAGCGCGAGAACCAGACAAATCAAACTCCATGGAGCCGTCATCGTGTCACCTCGAATCGCAAAAGTTGAAACCCAGCGCCGTCGTGATTCCCGGCTGCGGGACCGGTCGCTTTGGAGCCGCTGGCCTCATGCTTGGTTCTTTCCGCACTTCGTTTGCATGGCGCATTACTACTCCGCTCCCTCATCGGACGGTTCGGCCAGCACGATGCTGCACAGGCAGTTGTGTGTTAAAATTCCGTCTGTGAAATAAAATCCTGTTCCTGTCTGGAGATTGCCGACATGCCCCTCAAAATCAATTTCGGAGATGTCAACGACCTCTACCGCCGATATGAGGCCGGCGAGTCTTCGGTCGATATCGCCAAAACTTTTGGCTGTCACAGTCTCACGATTCGCGAGTTGTTTAAGCGTCACGGGTTCAGAATCAGAACTTTCACTGAAATGCAGCTCATCCTCAACAGCCGTCGCAGTCCCGAGAGGCGCAGCGCGATGGCTGCGGCTGCCCACGCTGCTGTCCGTGGCAGCAAGCGGACCTTCTCCGACCTGTGCCGCAGGGCGAGAGGCCGGGAAGCCAATGCCGTGCGCCATATCACGAGCTACGAGCGAAAAATGGCCGCGCTTCTTTCGGGATGCTCTATCCAATTCCAGAAAGTCTGCGGACCATACAATATTGACCTCGCCGTCAACGATTCCGTCGCCGTGGAAATCTTCGGCGGAAATTGGCATTCCTCCGGTACTCACGCCTCCCGCTTCCAGAAGCGCACGGCCTATCTCCTCAATCACGGTTGGCACGTTGTCGTGGTCTGGGTCAATAATCAGGGCTGCAAGTCGTGGCGTCCCGCTGCGAAACACATAATCGCCCTTGCGCAGAACTCCGGCTCCGACAAGTCCTCGCCCCGTGAGTACAGGATGGTTTGGAGTCACGGCGAGGTGTTCGCCCGTCTCGGTCCCGATTACAATGGCCTTCCCCTTGTAACGCCGCGAAAGCTGCGCCGCAATGCCGCCACAGGCCGTTACTACAGTTCCAGGTAGGCAGCAATTTACATGAGCCGGCAGGTCCGGGACGTCGTTGATGTCATACTGGCCTTCCAGTTCATTGCAAATATCGTCTTTGTCGTGGTCCTCCGATAGTTCCCATGACACCTTCTGCACCAACCCGGATTCCCGCCAGCTCTTAAGGTTGCCCTGCGTCTGCGCCCGGGCGATCTCGTTGCGCGCGATCGTCGAGGCTCGCACGTCCGAGAAAACGCCCGACTGCTCGATGCGATTCTCCACGTCACGCAGGGTGATCTTGCCCTCTTGTCCGAACACGTCCGTGATAACGGAGCGCAGTTTGTCGCGCGTCGTGTCGCTGATCGCCCACTTGGGATTCGGGTTGACGATGAACTTGCCTTCAGGCGTCAGCCGCATCCCCACCAGCTCGGCCGCCCGGTTCGAGGCCCATTTGCGCGCCGTCTCGTTGATGCCGGTCAGCATGTCCTCAGCTGAAATCTCCAGTTCAAGCGCCCCCTTAGAAGCTCCCGCCAGGGCCGCATCCGTGAGAGGTTTCTTCGCCAACCGGGCAATCGTTTCCCACTCGGCGGCAAGACTGTCCATGACCTCCCGGAGGGTTGCATCGGCGTCCGGCTCGGCCTTTGCCAAGTGACCGTGCGGAAGGCCCAGCGCCGCAGCCATAACCTTTGTCGTCTTCCGGTGCATGGTGCGGAAGATTTTCGTGAGGTCGCGCTCCATCTTGTGGCGCGCCAGGATGGACGGCGGGAGCAATCGCCCGGGATGAATTACAGGCACCTCTCGCGGCTGCGGCTTGGCTTTGATGAAATGCTCGCCGCTGGCTGCTGCAATAGTAAGTACTCCATGCTCAGGCGGCGCAGACTCGGTTAAGACTGTGCCCGTCGCGAACCCGATGGGCCGGTTTTCCGTCTGCGCTTTCGCCGCCGCGCCACCGTTGGGCTTGTTGGCGCTGGCAGGCTTGCGGGGCTGGCCACGGCCGTCGGCGACAATGGGCTTGCCGTCGGCGTCAAGCTCTTCGTCGCCGCCTGATGCTCCCGCTCCACCCTTTCCCTTATCAGGAATTCCATCGGTAACTCCTTCCCCGGACTTCGGCGGTGTCGGCGCTGGTGTAGATAGGCCGCCTGCCCCACCCAGCGGCACAAACCCAGTGCCGGTCACGATGCCCAGCATGTCGGCCTCGGGCTCCGACCGCGCCTCTTCGCCCAACCGCTCGCGGCCCTCGTTCGGCGTCAACACGCCACCGCTCACGTATATCTTGATCGTCTCGGCCTGCTTTGATGGGTCGGGCTCAGCCAGGGGATCGAAGACCATCTCATAAGCATCGAAGCCCATCTTGCGCCGGATGATGAAATCCATCAGCGCTTTGAGGGATGAGAAATACGGCAGCAGTCCTTCAATGTCAGCCGCCTCCTGGCTTGCCTGGGCAGCAGCCCGATTCATCTGCCGCATCAATCGTTGCGGAGAAATGCCGAAGCCGAAGGCGATCCTTCGGGTGTGCTGCTCATCAAAGAGGTCAGCAAGAAGTGGCTCCTTCGGAAAGATAATCTGCTCGTCCTTGCCCTCGTCCTTCCATCCCTGGATCAGTTGCCACTGCCGCCGCTTCGCCAGATTCCCCGCCAGCTCGGAGTTCATCCATTGCATCGCTTCGGCGATCTTCTCGGTTGGGACGCCCTTGGGGACAACTTGCATGGCGCCCGGGACTGAGCCATCGGAATAATAGGCAGAAATGAACGCTAGTCGCTTTATTCCAATTTCAATTTCAGGAGCCAGTTGCTCGCATGGCGACATTCCGTAAAGCTGAGAGGCAATGGTATTGCGGGGCACGATGTTGCGGGGCTTGTAAACTAGTTGGTCGGTCGAGAGGTTAATGAGCGGGATCCCCCACCATAATTGCGCATAGGCCGGCTCGGGGGGCAGCGGCGTGAAGCCGTTCTCGTCGATGTATCTGACAATCGAATCCCCTCGAAGACCAATAAGCTCGACCACCTCTCCGCTGAAAGTTTTTCTAATTAAAATAGACCAGGCGTCGATCACCAGCATGTCTTCCAAGAGCGGCCGCAGCCATTCAGGCCACGTATGCTCGCGGTCCGGCATTTCAAAAAACTTATTCAGCTTGAGAAGGTTCACATCCTCCAGGCCCCGCTTCGTCGCCGCCTTGCGCGATTCTCCCAGCTGAGGGCGCGGCTGGATCTGCCAGCTCGCCTTGCAGAGTTCATCTTTGACGTTCTCGATGGCAATTCGCGCCAGCGGATAGCGCGCCAACTCCTTCAGGTCTGCCGCAGAATACTCAGCATCCGCGCGTGGCGTCCACAGGAGGTTTTGCCCGGCATAATACTGGAAGCCGCGCGGCTCGATCCCGGGCGGCCCAATGGGCTTGACTGGTTGGAGGGGCGAATACCACGTGTCCGGCTCGACGCCGCGGATCGTGTCTTTCGGAGGTTGGTAGAGTTGCTGGCCGTAGCGGGATAGCGCCGCCACAAGCTGGCCGAGCGGGCGAATTATGATCGAGGTGCTATTGGCCATCAAATCCAAAGGCCCGCCCAGCCTTGCAGCCGAGCGGGCCTATTGGTCCTGCGCTTCAGCACTCCAGCGTTCTGTCCCTGGGAAAGGGCCGAGAACGGAATCAGTCAGCCTTCAACATGCGCTTGTATCTGTCTCACTGTCAAGGGTTTATTTGAGACTCAGCGCAATTCGGGCCGTGATGGCGGCAAGTGATGCTGTTCGCCTCCCGGAACGATGTCGAAGTTTGGCACCGGCATCACGGGCTTTTCGCAGAGAACCACCAGCCTCTTGGTATCGAAATATCTACCGTCCTCGATTTTCCCTTCCTTGCTGACGGCAGGCTGCACGACTGCCTGAATGCAGCCATACAAATCGAAAGCAACGCAGGTCACGATGCCGACGAAGCCCGTCGTCATGTCGCGTACCTGAAGACCGAGCAGCTTCAATTGTTCTTTCACTGTTTTTCTCCCTTCGGTTTCACGTTCACCAGATTATCCATGCGCTGACCCTTGATGTCAGGCGCAACATGCGTTTCAACTTTGGCCACCTTCCGAACCTCCCCGGCGCGCACCGTGAAGGTGATCTCGCCATAGAAGGTCGGGCCGAGCTCATCGAGCATCTTGTGCGCCCAGTCATTTAGCATGATCCGGAATCCTCACCACATCCTGATAAGCTGCCAAGCTGCGCAGATCAGAAAAACAATCACTGCGATGAGCGCTACGATAATCAACCCTTGGGGCAATGTCATGTTACTCAACCTCTTCATCAGGATGACGGCAGCGCTGAAGCTAACCGCCGAGCCAGGTCTTCTTTCTCTTCCAACGCGTTCCGGGCAATCGCAGGGGCAACGAAGCCTGGGTCAACCTTCACGATGGGCGGCTCGAACCACCGGGCGCCGCATACTAGGCAGGTGTGTTGGCAAAGGGTGGCGTTCAGCGGCTTGTCGGTCTTCGAGGCGTCAACCTCGACCGTACGCAGCCGCCCGCGCCGATACGCGCAGACGGGGCAGCGCGCGTTCACTTCAATTCTCGCCAGCGCCAAGGGCGTCGGCGGTATGATGAGCCGCGCCAGCGTGCGCAGGAATTGCTTCAGCCAGTGGAAGATCATAATCACCCCGCAATTCGATTTTAGGAAGCCCTCCCCATATAAACCCGCAGCCTTTGCAGATGTCCGCCAGCCAAGCACTCGCGTACAACATCAGGACGCGCTCGAAGTCTGATCCATCACGAGGAAGTTTCTCCGATTCATCGCCATGGCCTTTCTCCCTTACGGCTGACAGGCTGCGTGATATGCTTGCGGATGTCCAAACCCGTCTTTCGCCAGGACCAAGGATTCCGGCTCGACGATCTTGCTGCATTCCAGACATTGGAGCTTCACGCACAGGTCCGGAAACATGTGGAACGGCCGCACGTTGCGCGCCAGATATGAACCGGGGGACTCCGCCGTCTTCAATCCTTCGAACCTTTCAGCCGGCACTTCGAGATACCGATATGGCATCCCGTTCCTGAACCAGACGTCCAGCGTACGGGCCTCGGGCGAATAAGCCGCCTTCGCCACGTTCATACTATTCTTGAACATGATTTCTTCCATCATAATCCTCGCTTTCTCGAGTCTGTGTCCGCCAGGAATTGCGCCCGCGTCATGCCCTGGCCGTCCGTGGGCTTCGTCTTCTTGTCGGACCAAGTTATACCGCATTGGTTACAATGTAAACAGCCGCCCGCCGCCCGGATCACCAGCACGCTCTGGCACTCGGGGCAGGTCGGAACTTGGTCCGGCACCATCGGCTTTAACAAGGTTGTCGGCCGTTGCGTTTTGTCCATCGTGTCCAGCACCTTCTGCGCCGCCCCGCTCTTCAGGAAGTCGATCAGGCCGAGCGCTTGGCTCTCGAGCATCAGGTCGTGCATGCACCAGACCAGAGCGTCCATCCGGTTTGGAGACTTCTCCCCAGGGACGTACGAACATTGCTCATCCTCTAGCTCGGGGAACTCCCCGACGTGATGGATCATTCCCTTCTCATAAAGCGCACAGATGGGTTCGGCGCGCACGAGCTTGCCTCGCGTCGCCGTGACATCTCGGTAGGAGACGTTAGGGTCAACTGTGCGGATGGTCGATTGCACCATGTCGCCACCGTAATTGCGCTCGCCCACGATCCGGTCCGCCTTTAGATCATCATAAACCGCAACCCCGGCCGCCGCCCACCGCTCAGGCGAAGGAGCCAGCAGCGAAGCGTCGCGCAGCACATAGCCGTGCCCGTTGACGTCAATCCCCCCGGCCACGATCCCCGCCTCGGTCGTCGAGCTGCCGCTCGGGTCGATCCCCACGACGATGCGGACGAGCGCGGGAGCCTTGTCTACCCGGGTGCCGTCGATCAGCGCTTGGCTCCAGAGCGCTCCCGGCACTTCCGTGGTGTCCTCGGCCATGATCTCCTGCCGGTAGGAAAGGGCCGTCATGTCCTGCGTGATCTCCGCAAGGGCCGTTTCTGAGATCGTGGGATTGTCATGCGAGGGCCAACTGATGGCCAGCCAGCGGCTCTCCCGGCCCGCAGCGGCCGCAGCCGCCATCTGCTCCTCAGCTCGCTTGAACATCTTCGAAGCGTGCCGCGGGTCTTCGGCCTTCGTCACTGATCGCGAATGGATCGACGGCGGGGTGTATATGAAGACAGCATCTCCGTCGTTGTCAAGAAGCATCGGCGCCCCAACCCGGCCCCACGCATCTTCGTTCATCAACTGCCACTCATCCAAGATCAGCAGATCCCCGAAATCGCCGCGAAGCGAATCAGCATCCCAAGCGGTTTTCCCCGTAATCGCCTGCTCCGTGCCCTTCAACTCAATCATGTGCCGGGTTTCGTTCTTGTAGTAGATGCCGGCGTCGATCGGCTCTTGCAGCGCCCGGCAGACTTCCGTCCAGAAACGGTTGATCTGTTCGATGACCGGTGCTGCATACAATACACGATGCCCCGACAGGAAGCTCCGCACGGCCCGGATCGCCGCCGCCATGGTCTTTCCCCCGCGCCGTCCCGCACGCACGATCACACGCTTGTTGGAAGCTTCAATGAACTGGCGCTGCTTCTCGAACGCCGGTTCCTTGAGGTTGATGCCGCCACCCAATTTGTCGGGTTGCAGGATGCGGGCTACGTTCTCGCAAACCTCAGCCACCGGCGAGCGCACGAGTGGCGCCGTATGCAGGCTAGTTCCTACCGGACCCACATCCCATGTGTCGGGCCGCGGCACCTCAACACGCTTGATGCGAGCTGACTTCTTTGTGGGTTGTTTTGTCTTCGTCATCTTATTGGACAGTTTCCGCCAGCAGCGGCGTCGTGACATTCCCCAGCTTCTGAAATCCCACCGACACGTTCCGCAGCGCCTCCTGGATCGCTTTCTTCTCCCGCTCGTCTTTCATCTGCGCCGTCAGCCGCACGAATTCCTTGCGCACCAGATTCGCCAGTCCCGTGAAGAGCGTGTTCATCTGCATCAATGTGACGACTTGCGCCTGCTGCACCTGATGCTTCTGAATCGAGTCAATCAGCCGGCGCGCGCCCTCGACCAGCCGGTCAATTTCGCGCCACCGCTCCCGCAACGCCTCCTCGGCTCCCCCGCCACCCTTGATCGCCACCCGCAGTTCGGCCCATGCCTGCCGCGCGCCTTCCACGTTTTTAGACGCCTGCGCCGCGTCCATCTTGTCGAATGCCTGCACCGCTGCCGTCCAGTCGCCCCCCGGCTCCGCCGTCTGCGGTAACACTTCGGCCAGCCGCGCATCCAATAGCGCCACGCGCCGCGCCAGCGAGAGCAGGTCTGGGTCTGCCTGCGCCCTCAAAAACTTGCCGCGCAACGCGCCCGGCATGGCCTGCGAGAAGTAGCCCTCTTTGAAGCTGCTGCTCGCAATTCCCCGTGGCGTCATGCCCCCGTGAAGTCGGCAGCGCGTGCGCCCTTGAATCGGCCACTTGGCGCAGAATATCCCGGGCTTCCTGCGAAGCTGGGCGCCGCATCGTCCTTTGATGGGTTTATTCATAGGGGGTTTTGGCTACTGTCCGGGCTTTTCCGAGTATGCGCCTCTTTCCAGTGGACCTTGAAATCCAAATCCTTCTTGAAAACCTGTGAGCATCCAGGACATGCGAACTCGCGCTGCTGGCCCCGATGCTCCCTTACTTCCCGCTGCCTTGCGGCCAATCCCAAGCTTTTGTGGTCGTGATCGCGACTGTCATAGCCACGGTAGTGACGGCTCAGCTGCAAAAGTCGCACTAAAGGACCATAAATTTCCACCCTGCGATGGACGTAAAACTGGCTGCGGCGGCAACAGTGCAAACTGGACGCTTGTCCGTGAGACGCAGACGAAATAAAGCGCTGGATGGCTTCAGCGCTATAGCCAAACAATAGACCCTGTAACCACCGCCACCGCTGAGGGTCAGTAGACCACCGACCTGCTCCCCATGTAGCGAGCAGAGCATCTATGGCCCACCGATAGCGGTAGAATCCGTAGCAGCAATACCTTCGAATTCTGTCTGGGATAATGAAGGCGGTTACGGATTCCCCGCTTCGCACTACACACTGGTTAAGGTCATGCGCAAGG